AGGGAGTAGTCGTCTAAAAAGCGAGCGAGAGTTCGAATCTCTCCTTCCGCGCCAAAGTGCCGATTTTAGCTGTGTTTAGGCTAAAATCGGCACTTTTTATACTCTATACTGTCTTTGTTCGCATCTGTGGCGGGACTCGAACGTTTTGTTTTGATAAATGTGATAACGTAAAATCGTTTCCTGTATGCTACATTATATGTTACATATTTATTTCAGGATATGCCTTTGATCTTCCGCATCACCGCATCATACACCCTTCTATTTGTTATGGGCAATGCACCTGTAATACGCACAAAGCTTTTCCTCCGGGCCGGGGCCGTCCTTATCCATCAAGAACGCCCGCGCCAGCTCCGCGTAGAACTCCGGCACGTTGACTCCGAACTTCCGCGCCACATCGTAGTAGTCCGAGTACATCATGTTCATGGTCACACCCCATGCCCAGCGGGGAATGTCGTGCGTGATGCCGCTCGCATCCGCGACGGCGGAAGTCTGCTCCATCGTCCAGTGCGGCCCAACCGTGCCGTCGGCGTTCTGCATGTGCTCCGCCCAGCGCATGGCATCTTCTCGGGAGAATTCCGTCATTTTCGTGGACTCACGAAAATGATCTCCGTCCATGCCATCAAGCTTATGCAGGCGGCACAGGAGGCTCGCCACGGCATCAGCCTCTTCGATGTGTCCCAGCGTCAGCGGCTTTTCGGAAAGCTCCTCCAGCCGCGCGTACAGTCCGTTGATGTAATCTTTCATGCTCACGCCTCCTGTATGTATCTGTAAAGCTTATCGAGATCGCTCACGTCAAAGCGCAGCTCGCCAATGATCGGCACCGTGACCGGCAGTTTCTGCCCGTCAAAGCGCGGCCTTGCCGCATTATAGAGCCGGTCAAGGTCGATATTCCCGTCCTCGTCCATTACGCCCATCATCTGCACCGCCGGATTTTCACGCAGCTTGAGCAGCTTCGCCTTGCCGCCATCCATGATAAGCGAAAGCGCGATCCCGGCTCCAATGCCCTTGCCCGTCGGCAGATGGGGAATGATCTCATTGTCGGCGAATTTTGCCGCGCCTCGCATCGCCTGATCGATCGTTACCATAAGGATACCTCCGTGTTAAGATCGGGGCGGCTATTGCCGCCCCTTTGTTTTACTTGTTGCAGCACCCGCACTTCGGAAGCGGGTTGTAGAGCGTCTGCGCCGTGGTTGCGGTGCCCGTGGTGACGTCTGCCACCTGCTTGGGATAAAACGTCGCGTTGGCGTAGGTGACAATGCTGTTGTCGCCGCAGCAGCGCCGTTCGGCCTCCATCTCGATCTCGCGGTGCAGCTCGTCCTTGACGGACGCGATGTCCTGGCGGGCCAGCACGAAGCTGTCCTCGGTGCGCTGGTTGTGAACGGCCTGATCACACAGGGACTTCCGCACGTCCTTGAGCTGGCCGTCGATGTAAGCGTACATCTCCAGCATCTTCTGATCGTTGTAGGTGTTTGCCTTGAGCGTCGCGATCTCGCTGTCCTTCGCGGCCAGCTTCTGCTCCCGGTCAAGATCGTATCGCGTGACCGGCATGTTCTCGCTGCACGTGCCCGCCGCTACAGCCGCAGCAGCCGGATTTGCGCAGATACCGCCCCAGCCTCCGCCGAGCAGATTTCCGAGCAGGCCTAGGCCGACGCCCGCCGTGCCGATGATACCAGTGGTCAGGGCCGCATTGGCCTTGCCATTGCTTGCGTATTCCATAGTAGTACCTCCGATAAAATAGTAAGCTGGCCAGCTCCTATGCTCATTATGAGGCATCCACGAAGAACAAAAAACCAACTCTTCGGACACTTTTCGGGCACAAAAAATATAAAAACAGCCACCCCTTACGGAGTGGCTGCCTTGTATATAGAAAAACGGGGCCGGTGCAGGCACCAGCCCTTGGAAAGAATACCGAGTATCCTTTTGTGCTACACACATATTATATACGCTCAGTAGTCAACTGTCAATTACTGCATAACTACTTTCTCAGCGTCATGCAGCACATTTCGGATGCTCTTTGAAAATGCAGGAAGTTTATTTTCGATATACTTCTTCTTAAAATTCATGATCGTTATCCCGGTCAATTCATCCGTGTCAATGTCTTTCAGATAGATCACATTCCCGTCGGAATCATCACCATAAGAATTACTGCGGTCACCGAGGGCAATGTACAGGACGTCGAATTTCTTGTCGTAGTCAAATACGATGCTATTCTTCTGCAACATATATCGCCTCACCTTCTCCACAGCCACTTTTCTTGTTGTTATTAGGATATGCGGTTACAACTTCGCCTGATCCGCCGCAGACAGACACAACGACGTGCGTATATTTGAGTTTCGGGTAGTATGTAGCACTTTTCGATTCTTTTGTATATATCCGACGTTCATCTAGCGGAGGGTTCGTGTCATGACTTGGCAAAATTAGTTCCGGCTCCCGAATCGTCTCCACGATTGCGTCTACGTTTGAAACCATGATGCTGTGGTTAAGCGCCACATGAGAATCCCACTGCTCTTTTGTGCAGAATACTTTTATCCCGCTTCTGTCAACAACTTCGAAAAAATTAGGCATCAATCCACCTGCTCACTCAGGATTTTGGACATCATTGCAGGGAGTGCCTCTGCTAACTGCTCATTCACAATCACCGCAGCTACCGTTTCTTCCTGGTCGCTGTCCACAACGCCATTCGCTCCAACTACTGGATATTTATGCTTAAATGTAAAAACAAACTCGTTCTTTGCCTCGTTCGCAGTAACAGTCAGCGAATTTGCGTAAATAGGCTTGCACATTGTAGTATAATCTCCTTCTCTGTTTTTTATTTCATTATAGAACAAATTAAGCTCATTGTAAATGCAACAGAATATTAAATTTGCAATTTTGCCACAAGAGCCGCCCTATCCGGGCGGCTCCTTTGCATGCTCCCGCAGTACATTCACGCACCGCGCTATGATCTTCTTGACGCCGTTTACGCTCAGGCCCTCGCGCTCGGCAATGCGCTCATGGCTCCAATCGTCAAGAATCTTCCGTTTCAGGATTCCCCGGTATCGCTCCGAAAGAATCCATTCGTCGATCAAATGCTCCCAATCGCTGCGGCTCAGACTCGGCATCCCCCGCAGCATATGCCCTCCTTACTTGCTATCCAGCACGGCGATATTGCCCTTATTGCTGACCTTGAGGCCCAGCGCGGCGGCGATATCGCGCACCTTGACATAGTTCGTGCCATTTTTCAGGATGCGTTCGACGGCGACCTCCTTGCCGTCCACGATCATTTTGCTTTTCTCTACCACTTCATCTTCAAACCTTTCCAAGAATTTTTTCCACTGCTCGTTGCCAGTGGTGTGATAGTAGGTGTTCATGTCCGTGCCTACAAAAGGGCGCGGGCAGAACTTCCCGGACACGTCGTAGTGCCGGATGATGTGATCCGCCGGAATGTTGTGCTCCTTCATGAGCTTGTGGATCAGCCACTCGGCATTGTCCAGCACATTTTTCTCAAAGAACCAGTCTGTATCGTAGGCTCCCATGCGCTTCCGGTTGACCTTCCCCGGCCGCAGCTCCACGCCGATGGAGTTCCAGTTCCGGCACTCCGGATGCAGCGTACCGTCTCCGCAGTGCCACGCCACGTCCGTGTCCTTTACGCACCTGTAAATGATATCGCCCTCATCTACGGCGTAGTGCGCGCTGGCTCTGGCCTGCGGATTCTTGAACCACTCGGCCACGCTGGCCGCAGAGCCGAGTGCGCCGAAGTAGTGTACGACGATCCATTTCGGCGTGCAGCCGCCCGCTCGATGGTTGATCGGCGTGAGCGCATCTTTAATTACCGGCATTGCTCGCGCCTCCATCCACTGCGTCCTGCACCTTCTGGCTCTGTGTGCCGAAGTAGAATGCGATCACGACGGCATACACCGTCATAAAGTCCTGGCTGATCTTTCCCACCACGGCCATGTACGCAAATACCGCCGTCAGCGTCAGCGTCACAAGGCTTTTCACGCTCAGGAGATTCCCGAGCCGCTTGATGATCTTATCCATAATCAGTCCCTCCAGCTCTCAATAACGTCGATTCCGTATTCCAGCGCACAGGTATGCTCGATCTTGCAGCCGCGCGCATCCTCCCATCCGAGTGCAAAGTACGCCACATCCGCAGTCGACAGAAGCTTCAGGCTTTCGCCCAAGTACCACAGCGGCTTTGCATCCGCCGGTGCTCCCTGAAAGAAGCTTTCAATGATTTCTACATCATCGTGGAGCGCTTCCTTCGCGCGCTGAATCGCCTTTTCGCGTTCCGCAAGGATTTCCTCGTCGCTTTTGCCCTTCATGGGCTGAGAGATAAACAGTTTTTTCATTCGTATGTACCTCCATCGTCTTTATCATTTGGTTTTGCAAATACTCTCTTGAGCAGGAGCAAAAGCAGCTCCCCGCCGAAGGCCGCGCCCGCGAACACCAGCACATCCGAAAGGTCGCACGTCCTGTCCAGCAGGACGGCGGCGGTTTTCAGGATCATCGCCCATGTGGCTACTGCTGTGAGCATCCACAGGCAGTAGTACACAAGCTCGCGGGCCATACGACCCTTTGTCCATCGTTTCTTGTCTCTGCGCATCAGCCCAGCCCCAGCTTCGCCAGCGCAAATCCGATCAGTCCTGCAAGGATTGCCGTGATAACTCCCTTCACGACCGCCTCCCAGCGGCTCCCCGGCAGCGCCTTGATGCTTTTCACGTCGGCCTTGATCTCATTCACGTTTTCCTCGATGGCCTCCTGCTTGGTCGCCAGCACCTCCACCGAGGTCGCCAGCTGATGCAGCGCCCTGTTGTCTGCCTCCAGCTCATCGATCCTGTGCGAGTTGCTCTTGCATCGCGCCTCCACGGAGGCGATCTGCGCCTGAATTCCATCATCCATCTTGATACTCCTTTCAAAGCTTTCTATTTCGCACTCCGGGCAAACCATCCTGCCCTCCGGCACGGCCCGCCCGCAGCATACGCATGTATTCATCAGCTGATCTCCTGATCCAGTGTGATAATGAGATTCGCGCCGGAACCCTTTGCGCTCACGCGGAAGAATGCAGCTCCAACTGGCGGAGCCACATTTTTGTCCGTGCTGAATGCCGCAGCCGCATTTGCATCCTCCACTTGGGTTGGATAATAGATGCTACTGCCAATCTTTTCGTAGCTGGTCGGCGATCCTTTGAGCGAATGATTCGCATTGTACCATGCAATGCGGCATCCGTATGTATTCCATGCGATTCCATCGCCGCCGATGCGATAGATGTGTTCAGCTCCACCATCGAACGGAATAAATCCAGTTGTAACAAAGCCGCTCATATCGCTGGGATTGCCGTTGGAGCCTAGATATTTGCCATCCGTGTACGGAGCCGATGCACCGGAGCTATCCACCGCTGTAGGCACCAGATTTGTATACGTTACAACCTTCGTAGCCACAGCCGTAATTACGACATCGCCGGTAACGCTCGCAATGCTGATGGCACCGCTGCTTGCTGTGTAGGCCGTGGATGTGATATCCGTTCCGCCCATTTTTATCACAACACTTCCCATAGTGTAGCCGCTGTCCGCTGTCAGAGTCGCCGTATAGGCCGCACCATCTTCAACGGATACCGCCGCATTGCTGTTTGAAACGTGCGAAAGCGAATTCGTGATATTCCGATACACCGTTGCTGCGTAGCCGATTGTCCGGTCGCGCCCGGCGCCGTAGCAGAAAGAATGAATCGCTTGCTCCGAAGGCGTTAGCACGTTTACGGTGAATGCTGTATCCTTTGCCGTTCCAGCCGTCTTGTCGTATGTCACATCCTCGCCATATGTAATGCCCCAGAACGTGGCGCTGGCCGAAGAATTGTTGCGGTAGAAGCACGCATTCGGCATCGCCACTTTCCATGCATCAAACGCGGTGCCAACGGAATTCGCCACACTGTAAAGTTTATCCACACGGAAGCAGTGCGTATGCCCGTGAACATTCGCCGCAAATTTTGCAGCATTGTGTCCGTTGAAATTCACTGCTGTTCCGTTTTCTGTGGTCGATCCGCCCTCAACGTAGGCTTTCACAATATTGCTCATGGGATATGTGCCGCCGTAATCCAGCGGATAGTGCGCCAGCACCAGTACACTCCAGCTGGCCGCATCGGATTTGCTGCCAACGTCATATAGCGTCTGCGCAAACCACAGCCTTTGTGCGGGGGAGCAGACATAGCTTGCCGACTCGCCGCCGTTCGTCTCGCCCTCGCAGGTATTGAGGCAGATCACACGGAGCTTCTTATCGGCAAAATCTCTGTAGCAGTAGCCGTATTCTGTGCTGCCATAAGTTGCGCCCTCGCAGTATTTCCCGATGGCCGAGAAGAGATATTCTGCGCCGACCAGTGTACTGTATTCGCCGGTGTCATGATTTCCTACCGTGCGGAACTGCGGAATGCCCTTGTATGCCTCGTCAAGCCAGCCGTTAATCTCTGCGATCTGAGATTTCAAGAGCGCTTCCGTTGTAGTTTTGCTGCCAAAAGTGATATCGCCCAGCATACAGGCAAAATCGATCTCAGGCAGGACATATGCCAGCGCCTTGAGTGCCATGCAGGCGTGCAGATTTCCGGCATTGATGTTCGTCTGCCATCCATCCACCTGTTCTCCTGCATGATGGAAGTCCGACACCGCCAGAAAAACAATGCTGTCCGATTTTAACACAGCCTTGACTTTCTCCGACACGGCCAACGCCTCGGCCTTGACGTAATTCGGAATATCTGCGTGTTGGATGGAATCTGCCGCAGATACATCCACCCTCAAGGTTTTCCCGCCAAGTGTCAGCGGTTTCCCATCCTTATAAAGCGTTTTTAATGTCACACTCTCACCTCACGCCTGCAAGAGCACTGATTCGAGGCACTTGCTGAATTTCCGCACCGCGGGGGTATCGTTCGTGTAGTATGTCACACCGCCGCGCACAACCGGCCATCGCAGGTGAACGCCATCGGTGGACATCATACTTTTGACAATGCCGCTGTCCTCGGCCATGTTGACGCGCCGCACGCCGTACTTCTTGAGGATCGGTACGACCGCATCCAGATACGCCTGCTGCGTGGCTGGTGCCTCTCCGTTCGCGCCGCTATGGATGTTCGGCAAAATTACGACGATGCTCGCCTCGGGGAATCGCGTTTGCAGCTGCTCGATGCACCACTTGATCGCGCCGCAGCTGGTCGTCGCCGTCTCGCTGGCCTCGTCTGCCGCTGTGCCGATGTGGGTGTAGCCGGAAAGGATATCATTCGTGCCGTATTCCAGCACAATGTAATCGAACTCGTCCGTTCCGTCGATCAGCTTGCGCACCATCGCCGTCGCGCCGTTTGGCCGCTCGGTCGTGGAGTACCACCACTGTGCTCCGTGTCCGGCGCACCACCACTTGATCTTATACTTTCGGGCAATCAGCGCGAACCATCCGGAGCCTTTGTAGGTTTTTCCGTCATCTCCCGTCAGCGCAGTATCCCGCAAGACGTTTTCCATCCAGCGGTCATTGTATGCGCTGGTGATAAACGAACACGCGCTCTGCTCCGTCAGACTGTCGCCGAGGACGGCGACCTTCGCCCCGACGAGCTTCGAAACTGCCTGATACAGCGAGGCATACATGAGCTTATTACAGCTCTCGTCAATGTCGAAAAGCTCTGCCTGTGCCGTCTGATACCATGCATCATAATCTTCAAACGGTACGTTCTGTGCGCACCATTTTCCGTCCGTCCCCATGGTTTTGTTGATCCACGCAAGTGCATCCTCAACGGAGCCGTTGTTTGCTGCCGGGATGGCGTTGAAACTTTGCGGTAGATACATCGCCTTTGCCGTTGTTGCGGATTCCGGCACGGTATACGCCTTTGTCGTATCATCCTTTTCGATTGTTCCAATCGGCGCGATTGCACCATATTGGTTTTCCGGGAGCGCGGCAAGCAGCTGCGGCTTCTGGTACGCGCCGCTTGTGGACATATTAAAAGTACAGTAGATCGTATCGCCAGCCTTGCACGGCACGACCACGCCGATGGAGCCGTAGGATACTGCGCCGGAGCCTACACTGTTGCAAAAGTACGGCTTGCTGCCGTAGATGTGCTTGCCGTACCCGAGCTTCTCGACGGAGACACTGCCGTCCTGAACGGTCGTGGTCGCCTCCGGATGCTCCGTCAGCCAAGTGTCCACCGCCGAGGACACCTGTGCATCCGTCGGGCCGGCGAGCGGTTCGCCAACCTGCACCTCCTGTCCGCCTGCGATCACGGCCTCTGCGATCTGCGTTTTGTCCGCAGGAGTGAGTACATAATCGTCACCAGCAGGCCCCTGCGGGCCTTTGAGGTTGACGGGCGTTGGGTTGGCCTTGCCGCCATCGTTCTTCCAGCTCAGATCGCCCGCAGCGGAGACGGACGGCGTGAATGTCGTGCCGTCCTTGCCGGGTGCGCCATCTGCACCATCCTTGCCCGGAGCACCATCCGTTCCGTTTGTGCCGTCTTTGCCGGCTGCGCCCTTGAGATCGGCAATGACAATGAGGTTTTCCCACGTCGCGCCATCGTCATTGCTGTACTGGATGTAGCCATCCGCGACGCGCATATCGATGGTGCCCGCTCCTCCGGAGCCGCCGCCGGATCGTGCCGCCTCGTTGATCGCGGCAACAAGATTTTCCTTCTCTTCGGTCGTCAGATCAGCCAGATTGCCGATCTGCGCCTGAACCGCATCGAACCAGCGCTTGGACGGCTCGTCCGGAGGCTCTGCGCCTGCTTCGAGCGCCGGAACAACGATAAAATCAAATTTGTTGGATTTCGCCAGCGTATCGCCAAGGTGCCACTGCAACTCACACTGTCCAAATCCGGCCTTGTCCGTATCGGCGCTCGTTACCGTCCAATAGGCCGTAAGGCCCTCGACCGTAAGCGTCACCGGATACGCCGCAGAATCGCCCTTGCGCTTTACCAGAAGCGCCGGAGTGCCGCCGGGGAATACTTCCTCGAAAGGAGCCAGCGTAAACGCAATCCTTGCGGCCTCATTTTCGCCCGTCCGCCCAAGCGGTATCGGGTATTTGTGCGTAGCTTTAATTTCAACCACATTGTGCCTCCTTTCAGTAGCCTATGACCATTACTTTGTATGGGTAAGTTGTCGAAAACTGCGTTGTCGATACCACCGTCTTTCGTGTGAATGCAATTGCCGATGTAGATACGGACGCGCTCAAAAAGCCTAGAGACGTATCTTCTTGCACGAACGCGAAATACCCGGAATCATAACCAAGCAAACTGCCCATCAAAGTGTCCCCAGAATCGTCATATGCCTCTGTTAATGCCATAACTGTTCCCGTTGCGTTGTTCCTCGCGGAAATGACAACGGCTTTGACCCTTGTTATCCCTTTGGTATTCGGAACACTTAACTGCGTCCCGCTTGTGGCCGTTACACCCTCTGCGTAGAGAACTTTTGCGCCGGGTTCTACGGCCTGAACAATGACCGGATTGAATCCGTCAACACCGGCAGGCGGCGTAATCGTCTGCTGCGTAGCGGTGGATTTTACTGTTTTGCTCTGAACGTTCGCCCCGCCGCCGCACATATTGATAACATTCGCCATTACTGCACCCTCACTCTCAGAATCTGCACCGTCAGTGCAGCCGTCGGCACAGTCTCGCAGGTGAACGCCATCTGGCCGTTCGTCGTAACGTCCTTTGCCTTGATCTTCGCCTTATTGTACGCGTCCGCGCTTGCATAAGCCGGGCCGACAATGTACTTATAGCCGGACGCTACAAAGAGCGCATTGGAAACTGTCTGCTGCCCGTTCGTCCAGCCGTTTACCGTCAGCGTCGCTTCAATAGAGTTCGGCAACGCATATGCGGGAATGCCGCCCGCCGCTTTTACGGCCCCGGAGGGATCGTAATTCGACTCAAGCATATCACCGGTACCAGAACCGGAAGCTCCCCGGCAGTAACCCGCGTCTTTTGTGCTGCCGTCCGAGAACGTCAGGATCAGGTGATACTGCGCATCAATGGAAGCGCCCGTGACGGATACGCCATCCGCGCCTGTGACCTTGCCCGTGTCGATAACTGTTCCGTCTGTCGTTGTAATCACAAGGTGGCCGAGCGCGTTGACCGTCGCATTGTTTATCTTCGCCGCCTCAACACCAGCCGCCTTTGCAAGGGCTTTCAGCGTCGAGCCTTTAATGACCTTGGTCGTCCCAGACTGTGAAACGAGCAGAAGATCATTGTCTCCAAAACTTGCCGCGACATTAAAATCAGATATCTTTTTGTATGTTTCAGCCATTTTCGGCCTCCTGTTTGATAAGCTTGTCCAGCTCGTTATTGATCGCCACGACTGCGAAGCAGTCTGAACGACCAGTGACACGGATCTGATTCAGTGTTTCTTTTATAGCCTTTAGTGATTCAAGCCGTTCGTTCATATCTCCACCTCACAATGCTGTTGCCGTACCGTTTATGTACTTTTTTACCGTGTGATTTGTAAAATCGATCATGATCCCGTCGCTTCCGGTACGGTTTCCAAGCCACAGTTTGTGCGCGGAACCTTCAAATATCTTCTGTATGAATGCGGGCGTCGTGTTTCCAAGTTCCAAAGTAGGGTTGCTTCCTTCAACATAAAGGCCCATTTTGTACGTCCCGTCAGTGTAAATCTCCATGCCGTTGGAAAGCATCTTCGCATAATCCTGTTTGCTCTCCTGCGCGTAGATCGTGCAGCCGACAATATCAATGGCACTGAGTGTGCCCGCCGTGATCTCGTCGGCGTTCAGATTCTTCACATCGATCTTGCTTGCGTCGATGGAGCCGATCTTCACGTTTCCCTGAATGTTCACGCCATCCTTGGAAAGCGTGATGGACGCGCCGTTTTCAGCCGCAGAATAGGATAACGTCAAACTGTTCAGATTCAGGTCTATCGCGCTCTGAACTTCTGCCGCGCCGACTTTCCCGCGAACAGCAAGGGAAATCGCATCTGTAGCCTTGCGTATCTCAGAAACGGAAACAGCCGTCTTGCGTTCTTCCTTCGTCCTCCCCTGATACGGGTATTCGTGATTGACCTCTGTATCTATCGGTGCTTCAATGCTGGCGCTCATGGAGACGCCAATTGTGAACACCGCAGATGCAACAATGGAATTCTTTCCATTCGGGCTTACGCTGTCTCCAATCTCGATAGCCGGATTCAGCCTCGCCGTACCAGCAGAATATGGAAGATACGACACGCCACCAAGCAGGCTATTCACATAATCGCAAATTGCCTGCGTCGCATAGATACAGTCCGCTTGAATCTCATAGCCTGACGTGCCGGAAGAATACTGCGTATCCCCATCTGGATAAAGTGTGATCCTTCCAATCGTCACCATGTCGGAAAGCGCATCATAGGAAGCAACGCGCGTTGTATCAACCGTAGCTGGGGAGGCCAACCGAACGAGCCGAAGCTTGTTGTCTTCGGTAATGATAAAGTTTCCGCCGGACGCAGCCGCGATTCCGGAAAGCACCTCCCGCATCGTATAAAGCCCGACAGGGCTGTCAATGCTGTAAGGTGCAATCTGGTTGCGGCTGTCCGTTTCCACGCCGAGAGCCGCCGCGATGTACGCCACAGCGGCATTCATCGTCATAGAGCCTGCCGAACTTGGAAATTCCTGCTCTGCCGCAAGCATCCGGTCGTATGCCGTGATGGTCATAAGACCGTTTGCGGCAATTTCTCTCGTGTCGATGTAGAACGTTCCAAATGGAATCCAGTCAGTCACGACCGAATATGCACCGGCCAGAATGTACCCATCGTCTGTCTTGATGATGTTCCCAGCCTCGTCCGTGACCAACGTGGTAGGCTCGTAGTTCGTGAGCCGGACATAGCATTCAATTTTTGCTGCCGTGGGAATCGTTCCTTCCGGCCTGAATACCATGTCCAGCATTGCGGACGTAGCCTGACCAATGGTCAGCTTGTCCATCATGGATTTCGTGATCTGCGCGGACTTGATAGACCCGTAGGTGTATGTGACCCCGTTTATGACGGCCTTGAATTCAGTTTTGTGGTCGATTTCAAAAACGTTGTTCCAGTTGCTCGGAACTGACTGCATGGTATCACCTACTTTTCAATGAGAGGAAACGTGATTCCGTCCCAATACTCGCGCCCGTCCGGCTTCTTGATGCAGAAGGACGCAGGGTTGTTGTTGGAATACATCGTTTTTGTAACTGTGCCGCCCTCCTGCGGATCTGTGTACTGTACCTCGACAAAAACAGGCATGATCGCAGACAGAAGGTCGGAAGCCTCCGAAAGGAGCAGCGGGCGGCACGTAACGTCCAGCCTGACTTTCGTAGCGACGCGCGTTCGTTCCATATTGCCGTCCAGCATACGCCCAGTATCTGGGGAATCTACGTCGTTCCTCGTCCACTTGAAGCCACGGAACGCAATGTAATCCGTAATGTCTACTCCGTTTATCTTTACTGTCATAGCGCCTCCTTACACGCCGGACAGCGCCGCACCGTACATACGGTTTCTCCGATTCTGTCCCACCGTGATCTCTCTGCCGTCGAGATAAACGCGCGTATCGCTCTTGCCAATTCCGGACACCAGCGGAGCCATCGCGCGGTACACGCCGTCGGAAACTGCCTCAACGATCTGGTCATTATTCGCTACAGCCGTCCGTCCTCCGATAGAGCCGACAAACTCAGGCCCTGCCTCTCTTGCCATGAAGAGATCGCCGGAGGTAACAAATCCGCCGGAAGCGAATCTGCCGACAGTGTGCGAGAACTTAGGATTTACAACGTTGCTGGCAGCCGGAAGCTTTGTGCTGCTTCCGAAATCGAAAATGCTTGCGATTGACGCTTTTGCGTCAGATATCCATGGGACAATACTGACAGCCCACCATGCCTTGATATCATTGAATACGCCCTTGATTTTATCCGGTATCGTGTTCCAGTCGACTTCTTTCCCGATTGAAGAATAGCCATCTGCAAGCATTGGAAGGCCGACCGTTGCGCCGACGCCGGAAAATACGAGTACAGAACCAATCGCGATTTTGCCGACACTTTCTGCCGACCTCTTGATTTTCTCCCATGCTTTCGTCAGCCAAGCATTCACGGAATCCCAGTTGGCCGCAGTTACCGCACCATACCCGGTGACGCCAGCAATTATCAGTGCAATTCCAAGCGGAAGCCCGACACCCGTGAACACGAGAACTAGGCCAACCGCGAGAAGCAACGTGGAGCCTATCACAGCGATTTTCCCGAACACTCCCTGCAACTGATCCTTTATGTAATCCCAATTGACGGCGACTACGCCAGCCAGCCCGGCCGCACCGGCGATCATAAGTCCAATCCCAAGCGGGAGATTCGCACCGGAGAATGTAAGCACACAGCCCAAAACAAGCAATCCGGCAGACACAGCAGCGAGGATCTTCCCGAGCGTCCCTTGCAATTGCTTTTTCATTCGCTCCCAGTCGAGTTTCGCCGCCGCTCCAAGAACCGCCGCGCCTGTCAGCATAAGGCCAATGCCAAGGGGAATATTCGCGCCGGAGAATGCAAGAATCACGCCAACAACAAGCACACCCGCACCGACGGCAATCATGATCTTCTCGATTGTGTCTTTGACCTTTTCGGTCATTTCGTCCCAGTTTGCCGCAATTTCTTTCGCAAATAGATACGCGCCCGCAGCCATGAGGCCGAGGCCCAGAAGAATGTTTGCGCCAGAGAATGTAAGAATTGCACCGATAACGAACATCCCGAGTGCAGACGTCAGGATTCCGTATGCGGAAGTAACGAATTCCTGAATCCTTGTTAGGACTTCTGCAAATTTCTGTGCTTTTTCGCTGATCTGTGCTTCCTCGAACATATTCGAGTAGTCCGCGCCAGCGCCTCCGCCGCCTCCACCCTTGTTTTCATCGTTCAGACGGTTGATCTCATCGAAGCCGAGCAGCGTCTTTTGCAGTTCCTTTGCTGCGCCGGATGCACTCTTGAGGCTCTTCGCATAGTCCACGGTGTTCTTTTTTGCCTTAGTGAATGTGCTTTGACCTCTCAGTGCTTGGAAGAACTGATTGACTGCATTTGCTGCCGTTATAAATGCGCTTGCAATTGTGTTAATAACGGGGAGCAACGCTGCAAGTGCAGGCATGACCGCCGCGCCAACGGAATTTTTGACCTGTAGCAATGTTGACGCATACTCAGACATGGTGGCGTTTGCGGCCGCCGCGTCTGTGCTGTTCAGGGCGGCGCTGTACTGCGCGAGATTGTTCACGCCCTCTTTGCAGGCCGTAGATATTCCCTTGATCGCGGAACGAACTACGCGATACACAGCGATACGCCCAAGAGATTTTACCAATCCCTTTATCTGGCTCCCTATTGCAGAGAGTGGAAATATCGCCGCCTTCGCCGCGCCGATAACGCCTTTATTTAATGCCTCCGAGAAAGCCTTGAAGTCAGATACGGACGTTCTCGCAGCGTCGCCAGCTTCCATGACCTGTTCCGTCACTTGCCCGACTTCAACTTCATCCGCCGCGCCCATTTGCACCGCCGCAACTGGAGCATTTGCCGGAGTGCCGGTATTCCTCGGCCCATTCGCCGCGCCTGCTACAGCGTTCACGTTCTGTGCAGCCTCTCTAAGGTTTGAGAAGTCAATATCCGCAATGCCCTGTAGTGTCTGTAATGTCGTTGAAAGGCCGTCGTTCGCGCCCGTGACATTATTTATCGCCGTACCCAAACTCTTTATCTGGTTGACAGCAGCCTTTAATCCAGCGCCACCGGAAACAGATTGCTTCAACTGCATCAGCGCCGAAACAAGCCCCTCTATTCCGCTCGAGGCGTCCGAAGCGCTTTTTTTAATCTCAATTTCCAGTGTTTCAACTGTCGCCACTCATATCACCACTTTTCTTTTTGAAATTCCGCTCCATATTCTTGAAGAATGCGATTGCCCTTTCTCTCTCACGCTTTACCCGTGCCGCCCGTTCTTCCGGCGTGTCCGGTGTGATCTTACGGGGTTTGCTCGGATACTCGATAGGCTTTTTGCCTTTCCCGGCAAAGGCGTTGGACAGCGCGATAGAAATAGCATCAAAAAAATAAACGCCTTGGAGCCACAATTCATAATTCTTGCTCTCAAGACGTAATCTGTCTGCTTCAATATAAGGCTTCATCTTGGCGGGATTCATATTCCAGAATCCCGCCTCGCTGATTCCGATCATGAGACATTGCGGAAGATACGTCTCAATGCATTCCTCACGAAAGGATGCGTAGTGTTTTTTTACGCAGTTTCCGTCTGGCCCTTGCTGCCCGCCGTTTCCGCTCTCTTGGACAGAGCCTGAAAAAAACCGCTTTCTTCGACGGCCTGCCGGAGAACATCTGCAAGCTCCTCCATCGTACCACCGTTCAAAATGTGCTTCTCGATCTCTTCTCCTGCCTGATCCGCCTTGACGCCCATGCACATAGCCGCGTAAGCGCGGATAAACATGATGGACTTCGCTTCGATATCGGACATGGGAACGCCCATATCCTCGAACTGGCAGACTGTGTTGAAGGTGATCTCCTTTGTCGGATACCCCTTCCCGTTAATTACGATTCTCTCCTGCATACACATTCCTCCATGAAATTAGGCACTTGCCGTCGGTTTTACTGCCGTGTTCCAGCCAATGTTTCCGTTCGGGGTGATATATGCCGTGTTCTCAAGAACACTGTCCACCTCCGCGCCAGCAAAGCCAAGCGGAGACGGGTTACCCGTGAAGAAAAACGCCTTGGTCAGGCCGGGAACGTAGAATTCCCACCACGTTTTCTTTCCGGCTTCCGCTGCGGTCTTATACTGGTCAACAATATCATCCCAAGTCGTTTGCAGATCGTTGGACATGTTGAAGGTCACAGCCAGCGCCCCGCCGGGGTCTTTCAGACCGTCGATGTAGGTTTTCCATTCCGTCGCTTCGAGCGGCGTCGTTTCCAGCGTAGACGGCTCCGGATTCATGTCCGGGAGGCTCTTTGCGCCCTTGATCTGCGTGAAAGCCGACGGCTTCGTCCCCGCGACTGTTTCGATAGCATAGCCAAGCAGAATGCCTGCCGTGCTGAGTTCAATTGACATTTGGCTACCTCCTTAGAAGTCGTTTATTTTCGTCAACGACTGTCCGATACCGTGCGTTCATCCGGTAGATGGATGTTTCCGCGTTCGGCAATGTCATGGGCTGCCTGCTCAGTCTGGCAAAACCCAACGCTGACATTTTTTCGTCAATCGTCTGCATGATCTCTTTTGCCTGTGCTTTGCGCCCACTTTTAAGGTTGCTGTATACGTTGACCTCATACATGAGCTGAGAGTGGTGTGAACCTTCCGTATCAAGCGCCGGAAGGTACGCTGCGTTGTCCTCTTCGATAATGCTGACAGCCGGGAAAAACTCAGGAGCGTGGACATACTCGCCAGTCACAAAAATGTCCCCGTATTTCGCTTCCAGCGTCGTTGCAACCGCATCGAACACATCTGTCTCAATATCAGGAACCACCTGTGAACACCTCCCGCGCTATCCGCAAAATCTCCTGCTGTAGTTCTTTCCCCGTCTGGTACATCGTCGCGGACGGCGGGTTGCCGTATGTATGCAAGCCGCCCTTGTCCTTCGGCAGCCACCATCCCTTGGGGTCGTCCCAATGGCCTTTGCCCGGATATGTTCCTGGCCCGTAGTTCATCGGGGCAGGATGCCCGTATCCGTATGTGACGCCGGAGCCGAATTCGATGAACAAGACTGCCTCTCCGGATGCAATGATGGAATAGCCATTCTCTATAGGCTCTACAGAGATAGAAACGTCATTGTCTCCCGTGTAGACCGCCCTTGAAAATCCGAGGGAGGCTTTTGTGGCTCCAATTTCGGCTAGTCGCCGTGTCACTTCATCGATTTTTCTGTCCCACTCAGCATTAAGTTTCCGGATGTCCTTGATGGCCTTATTGATAGACGTGGGATTCAGCTCTATCGTGATCTTCTTCACGACACGGACACCTTCTTGATCGCAACCGTCGTGCTGTTGATGGACTTCGCCACCTTTACGACAACGTAGTCCCACGGGGTCTCCGTGGAGCCGTCAGCGGCGATCTCCGGCGCTTTCTCGATCCAGAGAACCGAAGACTCGTCCAGATTCAAATTCTTGTCACAGGTCGTTATCGCCCTGTCGTAGTCGGCATTGATTCCGAAGTGTTCATCGTCCAAGGAACCACGCGCGGCAGATACATTCGCTCTGGCCTCGATGGGATTTCCGTACTTTACCTTGTACTGGCCCGTCCGCTTTCCGTCGGAAAGGATTTTCTCGTTCCCGGTATAGTTGGCGTACCAAAACCGTTTTTCATTGCGTCGGAGCGATCTCAATACGCCACCACCTTTGCGCATACGTTGTTCCGTATGTAAGAAACCATATCGGAGTACTTGAACACTCTGGAAATGCCGTTTTCACTGTGGGAAGTCTGGTTTTCCGTGCCGATCAGGTTGTACCCGGCAATGACCGCCATGATCTCGACTGTATCGTAATCGGGAGAAATGGATTCAGCCCCAGACCATGACAGTATCTCGCTTTCAGCCATGGAAAGGTACGCACCGATCAGCTCTTCGTTCCCGCTCTCTCCGAGAAGAAGCTCCACTCTCCTGATTTTTTCATCAAATGTCACGATGCGTACCTCCTGTTATCAGGCGATGGTAAACCAGCCCTTGGTCTTGGGGTTGTCGCCGGATGCGGGCGTGACCTTTACATAGCCAACGCCAGACTTCGCGTAGTAAGTCTTGCTGGCGTTCACGGTTTCCTCCGTTGCTGCGGTTGCGGTGCCCTTGAATACCTTGACGTCCTTGGTCTCGTCCGTCAGCGCTGCAAGGTAGTACTTGCGGGAGAAGATGTAGTTCTCGCGCTTGTTCGCCGCGTCCTCGGAACGATTGTTCGCGATGTTCTGCTCGACCTCGACGCCCTTCTTGTTGAAGAGAGTGACGGCTTCCTTGGTCGCCACATAGACAGAGCCGGACGTTGCGTCCTTCTTGGTGTAAACGTTCACGCCTGCAACCGTACCGACATAACCGTTTCTTGCAAACGACTCCACGTACTGGAGCGTATCCTTGAGTTCCTTCCGGAGTTCTGCAACATCGGCCGGGCTGACGAATGCAAAAATGCTCGCGCCCTCAAGGTTTTCAAGGTTGAGCATTGCCTGTGCGTCTGCAAATGCATCAAAGTTCAGTTTGGTGGCAAGGACGACCATAGTTGCCTTTGCGAACTCGCTGTAAACGTCCTTGTTTACAGTGTTGAACATATCGGAACCGGCGCGGCGCATACCGACGGGGACGATCATGGGGTCTTCCATTGCGTCCTCGTCGAGATACTTGAAGCGATTCTGTGCAAGAAGGATCTTGTATTCATCCTGCACATAGCTGACCTCGATGGTCTGAGTGTTGCCGACACCCTTTGCAAGCTTTTCCGTACCGGCGGTCGCGGAATAACGATTGACCTTTCTTGTCATACCGGCAGTTCCGGTCAGGTTGTTGTCAACCGTGCAGAACTGCTGGAGATCAAGGTGGGAATTGTACTGATCTTCGATCTCGTTTGAGAGAAAGAAATTGCTATAGGGCTTGTTCATAAATTATTTACCTCCGTATAATTTTTCGTACTGCTCCGGATTCTTCTGAGAGAACTCGAAGCGTTCAGCCACGCTCATCTTGCGCAGGCTTTCCAGTGTGACACCGGCATCCTTCCCTGCGGGCGGCTTCTGGCCCTTTGCGAGATTCCCCGCATCCGCTGCGGCTTTCAGTGCCTCGTTGTGCTTCTGCTGGTTGGCGAAAACAACATCCATCTTGCCGTCAGCAAGGGCCGCTGCCGTATCTGTGGCAAGCTGCTCCGCATAGCCAAGTCCTAGGAACTTCGCCTTGTACTCGGAAACGACCTTCTCTTTTCTGAGTTTTTCAAGCTCTTCCATGATCTTCTTTTCGTTTGCCGTCCGCTCCGCTGCCGCCGCCTCGTCCTCGGTCATTTTCGATTTGAGCTGCTTGGACAGGTCTGCCGCCTCGGACGCCTTGCGGTCGAACACGGCCTTTTCGACGTACTTCGACATATCAACCGGGTCGGCAAATTCCATGCCGGTAATTGCCTCTCTGGCCTCCTGCGGGAGTGCGTCGAAATTAGGGATTTTGCTGGTGTCGATTTTCATAATTCATTCTCCTTTGGGATTTAAGGCTTCTCTGCCTGTGTAAAGTGGGCTTTTTGCGCTGATCTCCCAGCGTTTGGGTTTTCAGTTCTTCTCTGAACAAATCTGTGAATAAACAAAAAATGGCCGACAAGAAGGAAAACCCTCTCGTCGGCCATGCCTTGCCGCTTCCATCGGACATCATCTTACCGATGGGCCGATATTTAATTATCTGTCAGGCCGGTATTTCACCTTTCTGGACACGTCCACAACGACGATCCCGGCCTTTTCGTTCTTGATCTCGGCGATCCCGCCGTTTTTCAAAATCGCCTCTACGGCTGCTATGACTTTTTCGTCCAGCATAGGATCACCCCCTGACAGGTACAAGGATGCATCTGCATCCGTAGTGCTCTTTTGGCGGAACCTTGTCTATGTCGTAAACAACGCCGTCCCGTTTGCCGCAATCGTCGCAAACACGATCATCCTCCATCGTCACCCAGCGCACACGCTTTACGCCGCAGTCGCGGAACGCAGCCAGCATTGCAGCGTCACACGCGCCGATACCGTATTGAAGCGTCTGCGTCCACCAATAGTTCGCGGAGCGACGGATGTCGGTCTGAAAGTTCTCTCGGCTGTCGAACTCCCTATCCGTAAGAATGCACTCGTTGAGCCGCATCCTGCGCCGCTCAACTTCTTTTTCGTAGATGTAGCGGGTCACCGGATTGTATTCCTGCAAGTAGCTTTCGACCCACTTCGCATCTATTTTTCGCCGTTTCCCGGCGAACCCGAGCTGCGACGCCTGACCGAAAGCGAACAGGTAAGCAAAATAGCCTCCGTCTAAATATAGCCGCTCGTTCCGCTGCGAAAGCCGCTTGTACATCTGAGCCGTGGTCTTGCGCGTGTTCAAAACGTTCAGCTCGTCGAATCCCATCAGAGAGAGCCGATTAAACTCCCTCCTGAGATTGTTCTTGACCGCCGGAAGCTCCTTGTCCAGTTTGCTGTAGATCGTCGTTTTCATCGCTGTCCACCTCTACCGGCTCCCACTTCTTCATCTGCTCCTGATAGTACGCTTCCGACATATTGAACGCCGACTGCGGGTCTGAGAACAGGCCGCAATGCTCGAATGCAAGAGCAGGATGGATGTGCGAATTATTGAGCATCGAAACGAGCACCTGAGACTTGCTCTGAATGTTATCGTAATTGTGCCGCGTGAACTTGATATCGACGTCTTTCAGCATGAGCGAAAGCCCGCCGGAACGCTTGATAATGGAAAGCGCGATTTTCAGGAACTCTCTTTCAGAACGCTTGAAGTTCGCCTCGTCGGATTTCGCTCTTGCCTCTGCCGTAGACCATCCGTCGCGGACAATGACCGCTGCTCCGGTATCGCTTGTGCTTGTTCCGCCGTTCCTGTTCGGCATACCGACGATTTCAAGCACCTTCTGGTACAGATCGTCAATGAGCGTCTGCGTCTGCGTCTGGTTTAGCTGCTCGTTAAGGACTTTGATGTCGGCCTTGTTCTCTCCGAAGGATTTCAGGATTATCAGTCCAGCATCCCGGAGGTTCTTCGCCTTGTCCTCGTCGATCTCGGCATTATAAAGCACCATAAGCGACTGAATGAACTGGTCTACGCCGTCAAGCCTATCGCTCTGCGTGTCGTTGATCGCGTCCAGAAGGGGAAGTACAATCTCAAACGCGCCCTGTCTGGCGTTATTCAGGACATATTCCACGACTGGGATGTACCCGACTGTGTTTTTCTCATGCTTCACGATCCGTCCTGTACCGTTTACGCCGTCGCTCTCGATCTCAAAATACTCCGAATCTGTCCAAACGCTGAAAACGACCGTCAAATCGTCCTTCTTGACGTACTTGACGCCCATGACAGGCTTTTCCCCGATCCCGGAGTAATGCACGACAAATGCGCCGCGAGGGTCTAGGCAGTGGACAGTGAAGGGCGTATCGTCTCCGAGGTCTGGCTTCTCACCGGCAGAGAGGGCCGGAACCGCTTTCCCGAGAATCGCAGCGTCGTTCGGAAGCACAAGCCTGTAGCCTACACCACAAATGTAGAGCCACTCCGCAATGTCGTTGTCCACGCAAGCCTTGCTGCAAAGCTCCATAATGTCGTTCAGCTCGCCAACTTCTTTGCTTGTATCTGTGTCGGAGCGGCTTACATACTGGATCGGCTCGCCGAGCAGATAGCCCGTCTTGAATGAAACAATCTCATTCGCGATGTTCTCAACGATTTTATTGCAGATTTCAGGACGAATTTCCTTTTTCCTCTGTAAAACAGGCTGCTGTCCTTTGAAGTAGTTGTACAGGTACTCGATATCCCCGTAATTGGAGATATGGTCGTTCGTTGCAGATTCCAGCACTGTCAAAACATTGCTTTCGTCTACATATTCAACGTCGGTTTTGATTTTCGTGCGTCCAAACTGCATAGGATACCCCTTTTCGTTGGTGGGCCGTCTCGGAGTCGAACCGAGATGTTACCGGTTATGAGCCGGTCGCTCTAGCCATTTGAGATAACGGCCCGTCGTTTCCGGCTTGACGTACCGGACGGAAGGCCATGCGCGCTGGCCAACGGGCAGTTCTTTGCGGCATCCTGCCGTTTCCGCTTCACACCGGATTCCGGTGCGGCCGGTTTTGTCAGTTCGGCTTCTCAAGTGACTTCATCCGGATCTGCCACGCGTTGGCTTTCTCCGGCAAGCTGAACGATTTGCATCTTGAAAATGCGCGGCGTTCTACGAAAACCTTAGTCACACGATTTTTACGATGGTGCGGCGTGACCGAATCGAACGGCCTTGGGACAGCTGCTCGTCACTGCCCTTTGCCAAATGCCGCATGATTTCATTCAGAATGACTATCTGTGCGCAGTTCGGCGGCGTGTATTTCCTGCGCGTCACCGTCACCGAGGCGGACACGAATTTTTGAGGTACAGCGGTATTTGCAGGTTTCCCAGTCCGCGAGGCTGCACGACTCGAAGATGCAGGGTGATCCGGCGTACTCCGGCTTGTCGCAGAATTCGTGGATCAGCTCCGGATACAGGGCTTTCATTGCAAAAAGGTTTCTTGCCGAATCCGGCCCGACAAACATTGGCTTTCCTTTCGGTGCATGGTCACGGATCTGATAGGGGATTTCGTCCCGTTCGCTGTAGAAATGGGCCGCGACCGGCGTCGCGCCCTTATCTACGACGACATAGACGTTTTTTGTGCCGTTGGTGAGATAGCGAATGTCCAAGCTCATTTTTCTCCTCCTTGCGTTGTTTTCTTGGTTTTTACAGCCTGCCTCCCGGCTCCGAGGCCGCTCGGATTCATCTACCGTATGGCGGGACATGAAGGGCTTGAACCTCCGACAGGCGGATTAACAGTCCGCTGCTCTACCAGCTGAGCTAATGTCCCGTATGTTCTGCTCTCGCCTTGACACCCGGACGAGCCGGATGCCAAGGAGGAAAGTAATGAAACATGGCCGTGCCAAGGCCGGAGCAGAACTCTTTACATAGATAATAGCACAGAATCACGTGAAAACGTCTGTTTTCGTACACTTTCAACGAAAATAGCGCACACAAACGTGCATCAATTTAGAATGTTCGGCGTTTGATCTCGATTTGCGCAGAGCCATGATACAATTCGTCGGCTAACATTGCCAAACTATCCGGCGCGTCGTCGTGCACGTTCTTGCCTGTCTGTGAGAAAGTGCACACTTCGCGCATAAACTCGTCGTATTCCGGTGTTCTGTGTTCTTTGTCGATGAAATAGAACTTCTTGATTTCCGGGGAGTACTGAATAATCCGCCCGAGCTTGCTTTGATTGTTTGGCGCTCTCTGAGAAGTGATATTTGTTGTCACCCCAATTCCTCGAAGCAGTCCATCAACAGTCGAAGCATATTCTCCGCCGCCGTTGTTCGCCTCGAAGCGCTCCTTGTGCGGCTTGTGCTCCTTCGTCCGGTTGGCTACAAGAGGCTGCGTAACGTCCTTCGCGCCCTTGCTGAAAATAACGTCGTGAATATAAACGCTGCCGTCCGTCGCTACATACGCAAAGGGCATTGCAAGGCTGTCACCGCCGCCCCATGCCACGTCGCACACAGCGACTTTATAGAAATCGTCTTCCGGCAAAACGCCGTTGTAATACCGAAGAGACTCCGCAGGGAACAAAAGGCCCTCACGAACATAAGGTTTGCCCTGATACTTCGCACACCACGTCGCATCGTCGATGCTGGCCTTCATGTCCTTGTAGTACTCCGTAGAGAAGCCAAGCCCGTATTGGTAGTTAAAATTCGATTCTCCCTTTTCGTTCAGGGCCGGAATCACGCGGAATCGATATCGCGGGTTTCCTTCGTACTGCTCCTGAATCCTTCCTAGCGGATCGGCAACGTTCCACCGTGTACCGACCATCAGTTCGAAAGCCCCGTCTTTTTTTCTGTCTTTGAGCTGATTCAAATACGCATCGTATTTTGCTTGCAGCCGTACAGGGTTCAAGGACTCTTCCAGATCCTCTATCAGGTCGTCCACATACAAGCATCCGCCCGTTCCGACTTCGACTGCGCCGGTCAGTGTTCCGCCGACAGACCGCGCCGTAAACGTTGGGAAGCGTTTCTTCCGCTCCAGATCAATCGTCTCGTTCTTTGCGGAATTATCCACGACCTTAACATCCGGGAACACGTCAGCCCAAGCGTACGTTTCCGCGTCCGTCAGGATGTTCATTGTCTCTCTGTAGAACCCGTCCGTCAGCTTATCCGAGTGCCCTGACATGACATTTGCAACTTCCGGTCTCTTCCCCATGATCCACGTCATGAAAAAAATGCAGAGCGTAGACTTCCCAACTCGCGGAGGCAAAGACACCCCGAGAAAATCCAACTCCCCATCGTTCAGTTCCTGCAAGTCCTGTACAAGTGGCCGGAGCGTCGCCCTTCTCGGAACATAAAACCGTTTCGTCTTGTCCCTGTTCCATTCCAGATATACGCAGTAAGAATCGAAGTCATCTTTCGCAGCCAAGAGATACGTCTTTTTGTTTATTTCGAAAAATTTGAGAACTGCATTCGCATCTTCCACTTCTTTTACCTTCAAGGCCGTCGCATTTCTCAGCCACAGATTGCGCCTGAACGCATTCCATCTATCCGTTTCCCACATTGCCCTGACAATGTCGAAGTAGTCCCCATACGCCGCGCTATCCTCCGGCCTCGACTCGATGAATCGTCTGATCCTGCTTAACGTCTCTTCGTACATCCTTCTCCTCCAAACAAAAGGGCCGACGCTTACAACGGCAGCCCTTCTTTGCTTCTTACCCCGAACATTTTATCGGTGCGGCGTGTATTCAATTCGGTCGAAAGTAAATGCCTTTTTGCATTTTCCGTGGTAAAAGCGTTCACCGGGCCGAGATCTGGGGCCCCGCTTCCCCCTCCGGTATGCACCGCCACGGCCTGTATGATATGCGTTCCATGCATTGCATATGTGCATAAAGTTCACGTTTCAATTGTTTTCAATGTGCTTTCGTAACTTTCCGCAGATATTCAACGCAACAAAATAGATATTTGGTGGCGTTACTTATCCGACATATCCGGCACGGGGGTTACTTCCGGCAGCGCGTCCTTATACTTGTCCGCAATCTCAGCAGGGGAAGCCCCATTATCTAGCGGATTGTTCGGCGTAACCACAACATCTTGTGTATCTTTGTACCCGAACATATTCTTTCCAATGAAAATACCGGATGCCGGGTTGATCTTGCCGGACTGCATCCAATCATTCCATAGGGATTCAAGTACAAACATAGCCTTTTTTATCACCGGTAGGTGTGTTGTGCTCCTGTAGTCCCCTGCTCTCCATTTGCGAATAGTAGTGGCGTCCACGCCTAGCCATAGCCCCATCCCGGGGACGCTTGGCTTGGCATCCTGATTGATGCAGAATTCGAAGTATTCTTGAATGCGGTGTTCAACCTGTTTGGGATCGCTAATGTCGATCGGGGGCAAGTCCCACGCAACCATAGCATTTCGAAGGTATCGGGCATTATCTCCCGGCTCTATGTACTCTTGGCCGAAGTTGGCAAGATCGGGCCTGTTGCGCTTGCGCTTAGGCTTTGCGATCTCTGTTGATTGTTCCTTAGCTGCGGTTGCCTTTGGCATGAACTCACCCCGTAAAAATCAAAATTGCGCTTTTGCGTCGGCTGCGCGTGCGCAAGCTAGCTTGCGGCTGCGCTGCTAGCAAAAGCATAACATTTTTTGCACGGGAAAATCAAGGCTTTGGGGCGTTCCGCGGGGAAGTGGTGCCCGTTTGCGTGCATCACTTTGCGCCGTGCGCTGCTCCGTTGCGTGATCGTCGGCGGAATCGTGGCAGATATGGGCGTTTTGCGCAGGGGCGCGTATATTACAAGAGTGGTGCATGCTCGGATTGAAAGGAGTAAGCAACGCGCGTACATTGTGCGCCGCTGTGGTGCATCCGGTGCGCGGAGGCTCTCAGACATGCGAGCCGCTGACGCTCCCGCATTGCGAAGATAGATACTGCGCAGGATAGCAAGAGCACCGACCGCCGTTAATCGGTAGCCGGTGCTTGCACATCGCCGTATGCGTATGCCTCCATTGCCTTCCTAAGCACTGCATTTACCTTGTCGCCGCGCGCCGTGCAGGCCGCCCGGAAATCGTCCAGGAGCGCGCGACGTACCTTTACAGTTTGGTAAGCCATGTTTTCCGCGTCCCACTTTTGAGCCGCTCGGCGCTGGGAATCTGATACCGCCATTTCATCACCTCACACCGAGAGTATACCACGCGCACAGATACGTTGTAAAGTATAAAATTGCACAATACGGGCCGCACAACTTTGTGCATGGTGCCTATTGACTATATACGTTACAACGTATATAATAAGCATGTAAACAAGAGATACGGAGCCGCCAAGCGGCAGAAAGGGAACGAAATGAAACTGTTCATGACGAAGAAAGAAAAACTTGCGAAGAAAGAAGAACTCAATGCCAAGCGCGACGCGCTGGCCAAGGAATATGCCGACACTGTGAAAAAGGCTATGGAGATCGAAGCGACGAAGGGCGAAAAATTTTCTTGGAGCTACTTCCAGCGCGCCGAGGCGATCTTGGAGCAGATTACAAAACTCAGGAAGCAGATCGCAAAGCTCAGCTGGTGACGAGATTCTCGCCGACATCGATTTTTGATGATTCGGGGCTTCTGGGCGGTTGAGCCGATCAGCCACACCACATAATCTTAAATCGGGAGGAACTACACATGAACGCATATAATTACACGATCAAGGACATCGAAAGCATGAGCGAAGCCAATTTGGCCGACATGGCCGATGAAGTCGAGACGATCAAAGGCCACACGGTTTATTTCGTTGACTTCGGCGGTTATTTCGGTTTTTCCGCTTGCGTCTGCGCAGAAGGGCAGCACATCTACCACGCGAATGATTACGAACTGCACCACAGAGGCAAGAGCCGCGACGAACTGCGCGAGATTTACCGCCGGAAGTTAACCGGAATACTTTTCACAGAATCGGAACTTTCCACCGTCAGCGGATACGATGACAAGAGTGTAAAAGAATACTTTCTGCGCAACCTTTACGCAATGCGTCGCCCGCATGTTTCAATGTTTCATATCGGACACGCGCCGGATACCTCCGGAATGATTTTTAGTCCCGTGTTCATGGCATATTATCGGGATGCCGATTTCGTGAAGCATGGCGCGGAACTGATGCGGACATTGGACGAGGCCGAACGCAAGAACGCCGAATCATTCGACTACTGGAAAAGCGCGTTTCTGCACGAAATGTATAATCACGAATATGGCATCAACTGGCAAGCTGACTTTGATGTTTGCAGCTGTTTCGCAAATTGCAACGGCGTAAAAGACTACACCAGCGCAAGCGAGCTTTTCGCCGCCTGCGGCTTTACCGACACGCAAAAAGCCGCATACATGGCCGCACAGCGTGAATATTTCAATAGCCATAAAGAAATGGAGGATTGATGAGCAATGGCATATTTCTACATCGCCGTACAGGTACGGCAAGACCGCAACGAGCGGGTATTCACGCCGCGCCCGTCTCCGGAGTACGCCCCCGGCTATTATGCCGACGTTATCCGCTGTGCCGAGTCTGACAACCTCGCGAGCGTTCTCGATCACATCGGCGGGCTTGTTTCTGCGAACATCTTCCCAACAAAAAAGCGCGCGCGTGAAGTCGCGGACTATTGGAACAGGTGTTTCATGGAGAATGGAACTTATTTCTTCGATGGAGGGAAAACAGCATGAAAATTACAAGCATGGGCGGGCAAGTTCCCGCCCTGTTCGCCGATATGCTTAATCAACCGCACTTGCTTATAGCGGGCGCGTCCGGCTCCGGTAAATCCGTTTTGCTTAATGGGCTAGTGTGCGCTATCCTGCGCCACCATCCAAACCAGATGCAAATGATTCTTATAGATCCGAAGCGGACAGAGCTTAACGAATATGCCGCGATGCCGCACACACTGTGTCACGCCACGGAACGCGGCGACATCATAGCGGCGCTTGATTATGCGACGGGAATTGTAAACGCCCGCTACAAGGACATGCAGCGGCGCAGGATGCGCACATACGACGGCGCGAACGTGTATGTCATCATCGAAGAGTTCGCCGACCTCATGACCACGGCAAAGAAAGAGACATTGCCGACCGTCCAGCGCCTTTGCCAGATCGGGCGCGCCGCAAAAGTGCATATTATTCTTGTTACGCAATGCCCGCTTGCAACGATCATCCCGACGGCGGTTAAAGTCAATTTTACGGCCATTTGCGGCCTGCACACCGCTACCCGGCAGCAAAGCCGGAATATCTTAGATATGCCCGGCTTGGAGCAGCTCCCGAGATACGGCCAGTGTATCTATCAAACGCCCGCCGGAGTTTGGCGGTATGATGTCCCTTATACCGGATGCGACGAGATCGAAGTGGTTACAACGTTTTACCGGAAGCAACGCTCATTTCTGCAAAGAGTCTTTGCGAGATAAGATAACCCCGCCCACATCGGGCGGGGTTCTTTTTCTGCGGTATCGTAAAAGTTTATTCCGTGTCTCCGCTATCTTCTCTTTCTTCTTTGTTCTTCCCGTTTTTCTGCAACGACGCCCGCAGAAACGCAGTTATCAGGATGTTCGCCTGTTCTTCTGTTGCGCCCGCGTTTATCGTAGCTTTGTAAAACAGCAGCGACATTTCTGCAAGCGCTCCAACGGCGTCAATGAGTTCTCCCATCATATCCGAATCCCCTTTATAAATTTGTCGTAGTACGTCGTAGCTACCGCCATAGCCGCCCACATGTCGGCGGAGAAACCGAAGAAAAAGCCCGGCTGTCTCTTTGTGCCTTTCCCGAAGTTCGGCTGTCCGGGCGCGTAGCGGTCCGCCAGCGCCTGCCGGATGTTTCCATCCTTCGCCCTCGGCGATCCGCACAGACAAAGCTTTTCTTCCTGCCGGTAGATATACCCCATCCGGCGGAAGCCCCGCGTTAGCGCGCGCTCCCAAAATCGGCCTATCCATACGCACGTATCGAAAACTTCTGCACCGACCGCCATACCCATTCCGGCGATCATCTCAATCGCAAAATCTGTTTCTGCGCTTTCTGCGATCTCGGAAATGATCTTCATCATTTCTGCGTTCTCTACCTTCCCGACACGAAGCACACACCTGATTTCTGCCTCATCGTATTCGGCCAAGACATAGCCGCTTCTGACGTTGCCGGGGTCAATGGCTAATATTTTCATTTTCAGCCTCTTTCTGCATCGCGTCAACGCGCCGCTTAAGCCTTTCTGCGCGTCGCAGATGGTTTTCTGCCCGTGATATTATCCGCGTGACTGTAGACCTGTTTACGCCGTATCTGCGGGCTATTTCGCCGGTTCTGACGCCGCTCATGTAGAGCAGATAGAATTCTTCCTGCCTGTCCGTCATAGCAATTCCCCCAGCCCGAACATATTTCCTTCGCCGCAGAGGAACAGTAGCTTTACAAGGTCAACGAAAACGCGCGGATTCAGTCCGGTTTTTATCTCGATCATGCGCAAATGGTAATCAACGTCGCCCGGACTCAAAAAAATCTCTTCTGCGGTCTTTCTGCTGCTCATATTGCACTTCGCAAATACCGGTAGTATCTTCTTCTGCGTCCATGTAATGGCTTCCATTCCTTTCTGCACCGTCAAACCTCCTTGCATTCGTCCTTTCGCACGTTTACCCTATGCCCGTTTACGGAGACAACGTATCCGGTCGGCGCTCTGTGACATTCGTATTTCTCCGCAATATAGGTTTTGCCGGGAATTGGCCTGAAATCAGCGTAAATCGGAAGAACTTTGGTTATAATTACCTTAACGCCGTCCGTCCTTTTTGGTTTAGCAGCCGCACCGAGTTTTACGTGCTTTTTCTTCTGCGGGTCTCTGTATGCGTGATAACATTCCGGCGTACAAAATACACGTTTGCTTGTGTTTTTTGTCTTTCTCGTTATCAACTTCCCACAAGTCGGGCAATACATTGTAATTTCAATCATTTTCCCGTCTCCTTTGCCTGTAAAAGAGCTTATTGTACGCTTCATAGCGTTCGTCGATGTGCGTCGAGCTGATAAGCCCGCCCGTTTTCTCCATCAGCACATCAAAGTAGTTCTTGTCCTTCCCGCACGGATGCATTTCCGGACATCCCCCGCGATATATGCAGCTCGGACAAAGCACATCCGCAATTTCCGGCTCGACCTCATGCAGCGCCGCCTTAAAGTCCTCGGCATACTGCCGCGTCTCCGGCGAGGACTGGCGGCACAAGCGCTTGCGCATGGTGTGTCAATGAGTGACTGCACATTTGCTTCGCCTGTGAAGTCAACAGGCGCGTCCTGTGGCAGTTTGTCTCGCGGTATCCCCGTCCGGTCTGAACGCTGGCTTTTGATGTACTTCTCAAATTTGTGACGGCTCCAATGCGTTGCCACCCAACTCTTGATGCCGTGCCATGTCCATTTTACGGAGATATCCCGGATCGGGCTGTGCTCCGCAATGAGAATTTTCCTTTTGAAGTCCACGCTTGGCTCATGGTCAAGCGGCGGCTTGCCTACCGTTGACCGGCAGTCGGAAGCGACTTCTGCCCAGTCACCCTTTATTTTCAGGATTTCAGTCTTTCTGCCAATTCTCCGACGCCTCCTGTTCCATTTCCACGGCAAATGCAATCCGGCAAAGTGCGTGTGCAAGATGGTCGTTTGATTCGTCACCAGCGAGCCACGCAAAAAGATGCGTAAGCGCACGCCCTACATGCTCCTTTACCGGAATCAGTTTGTAATTATCCTCGGTGTAGTGGTGTAATACTGCCGATTCATAGCGCACTTTTGAAAGCTGCAACATAGCCCTTGGCGGCAACCACTCGCTTTTGAATGGGCGGAAGGATTGCCTTCCGCCGTTCTGCTTCACTTCTTTGCGTTCGGCGATTTTCTCAAGACTCATTCCCTTTATCCTTTCTGGCGGATGAATTATGCGGCACCGGTGGCAATGGCATCCAATGCGTTACCACGCTTCCGATGCAATCCCGCATAGCCATGCCGTCGTATCTTCTCCATGTATTCGCGCTCGTGCGGTACGCCTCGCCGACAAATACGCCGTCGGTAGCAAGTACGCGCATTCCCGGAGCTGGGAGTGTTCCATCAATGCTTATCCATTTGCCAAGCAGTGCGTCTCGCTCGGCTTCCGCCTCGCTCTGTTTCCTTTGTGCAAGAGAAATCACCATGTCTTGCCACTCAACTTCTTTGCGCAGACTTTTGATTTCATTTGATTGCCCCTCGGTTAGCGCCCGAAGAAACTCAATGCTTTTCTCATACGCCTGTTTCTGCGAACGTTTTACTTTATCCGTCATATGTCCCTCCAATATTTAATTCTCGCGCGTAAATCTCCCGCATCTTCGGCGGCATATCCGCCATCGTTTCAAATCTCAGCCCGCTCATTCTGCATCCCCGTAGTTGCAAAAGTCGAGTGGATACGCCGATGGCAAAACACCTTTTTGCCGTGGATGCCCGCAGTTTCCATATTCCGTCCGATGCTTACAGTCCTTGCACCGCACCACCTCCGCAACGTCGGCAGCAGGCGCGCGGACTATATCTACCTTGAGCAAGTCGAGAAGTCTATTTTGTGCTGGGCTTCTAGTTGCGCCTCTTTGCCTTTGTATGGCATACAGCGCATCCTCGCGCCGGATATAATCAGTCATAATCCATATATTCCCTTACAATCCTGTTTTGCATTTCATACGGCAGTGCAAGCAGAGGTGTGCATCTACTCAGGATCTCTGCTTTCAAAAGCCGCTCCGCCTGCCTCTTGGTCAGCCGTTTCTCACGCTGCTTTGGCGGCAGTTCGCCATTCTTAGCCGCGATGGCAGTCGGGTTGTGCTTATGTTGACCCATCGTCCCGCACCTCCACGCCAGCTTCGTCCAGCAGGTCACAAAGATCGGTGTCCACGCTGCTACCAATAAACTCACCATTTTCGTCGTAGTGGTTGTACTCCGTGGTCGGCCGGGATTCTATCCCTGCAAACTCTTTTAAGAGTCTCAGATATTCGTCGTTATCGATGAGCTGAGTCTGATAGAGTCGGCTCAACTGCGCTTTGGTTATGCACTTAGCCATCATTTACCCTCCTGTTCCACGCTTTTACAACGTCCTCTATCGCCGTTTTTTCTTCGTCATAGGTTATGGTGGACATAGAACATAAGCATTGATTGCATTGTATTGATGCTTCATACCCTTTTCTTGCTCTGTACGGTTCAAGAAGTGCTTCTCCCCCGCAAAATGGACATGGTTTCAGTTTAGTCATCCTTCTTGCCCTCCATCGCCCGCTCGACCTCAATGCAGGTATAGTGGCGGCTGAAATAATCCCAATTTGCCGCGCAGTCGCTTCCTGCATCGTCCGGCGTTGCGTCCTCATAATCAAAGTAGATGTTGATATTCTCCCCAAATGGTTCCATGCTGACGATTACTGCGGTTATGCGCACCGCGCGGCCGTCCTCATCTACCCATCGTTCGCCCACCTTACACGGCAAAACCACCACGCGGCCCTCTTTGTCAGCCACATGCAGGTTGTGTGCTCGCTCAATTCTGGATGTGTCATTGTCAAAAGCTGCTTCGACGACTTCTTTCATCCAAGAAACCTTTTCGGGGCTTAACCCCGTGTCCTCGTAAGCTGCAAGTCGATCACACACCGCTGTTTCAAACGGGCAATCCTTGATTTTGCACCCGCTTCCGTAGCACGGTTCTTCGAAGCAGCGCGGATAATAGGCATGACGGGTTTGTTCGCCATTCCATTCAGTCAGTCGTTCCATTTTAGAACCCCTTTCCCAACATATCTGCAATACGCAATTTCCAACTTTGCACCCTTGCTTTCCTTCGCATCCGGCAGCGCGAACAGGATATCCGCCGCGTCAATCATCCCGAAGCACAGCCGCATGTAGTCCTTCGGCGTCAGACCCTCCGGCAGTTCAGCCGGATTCAAGATCACCGCGAGAGGATACAGCTCCTGTATGTGCTTTGCCGCCATGCGGAATTTCATCTTGTAATTCGGATCTCCTGTGATCTTACCGGCAATGTAAATCTTCACGGCAAGTCCACATAGTTGTCGGCTACATTCCTGTAAATCCGCACTTTCCACCCCACTGTGTCGCCCTTTACCAGAAACATATCGTCGTCAAGCATCGCGCGCTCCACGCATTGTGCCGCCTGTTTCGCCAATTCCAACTTGGCTTCCCTCACATTCTGAACGGATGTAAGGTACGCGCCATACAATTTATCACTCATTTGCCGCCTACACCCCCAATTTCTTCTCCCGCAGCGCCGCGTTCTCGGCGGTCAGGCGCTCGATCACGTTAGCAGCCGCAAACTCGATGTATTCCCGCCTATCTTGGATTTCTCCGACCTTGCAGTTTTCGCACGCGTCGTCGTGTCCAAGCCCC